AAGCTGATAATTTCATTGGTGGATTACGTGGAGAGGTACAATTTAAAGCAAAGGCCGGTGAGGCAATAACAAAAGGTGACCCAGTTTATATATCTAGTTTTGACGTAACTGGAAACCTACCAGTTGTCGGTATTGCTGATGCTAATGACGCTAATAAAATGCCAGCGTTTGGGTTAGCAGAGAATACAGCGTCATTAAATGCTTCTATAAATGTGGTTACGTTTGGAACATTGTCGGGATTAGATACAAGTTCATTTTCATTGGGTGATGTTTTATATGTTTCAGATACAGGTACATTAACAAACACACGACCAAAAACAGAATCATCGCTTATTCAAAATATTGGAAAAGTACAGCGAGTCCATGCAACAAGTGGCTCAATTAAAGTTGGTGGTGCAGGTCGTACTAATGACGTGCCAAACCTAAATGAAGGCAATGTATTTATTGGTGATGCAACAGGTTGCGCTATAACTAGAGGGTTAACACTTGATGACATTTCAGAAACGGCTACAAATAAGCATTTTACAGCTAGCGACAATACTAAATTAGACGGCATAGCAGCTGGTGCAGAGGTCAATGTTAATGCCGATTGGAACGCGGTTAGCGGTGATGCACAAATACTAAATAAGCCAACAACAATAACAAGTGCAGAACAAACAAAGTTAGGGCATATATCAGTGACACAAGCAGTAGACCTAGATACCATGGAATCTGATATAACGACTAATAACGCCAAGGTAAGCAATGCAACACATACAGGGGATGTTACAGGCGCTACCACCTTAACGATTGCGGATGAAGCTGTAACCAATGCAAAAATGGCACACGTTGCCACTGGAACGGTTAAAGGCAGAACAACAGCAGGGACAGGGGATGTCGAAGATTTAACAATATCAACAACCTTAAAAACAGCATTAAGTTTAGTTAAAGGGGATGTAGGGCTTGGTAATGTAGTAAATGTAGATACAACTAACGCAAGTAATATATCTAGTGGCACACTAGCAGAAGCACGATTGCCAAGTATAGATGCGGATAATACCACAATTAGTAATTTAACAGTAACAAATCTAAAAGCTGGAGTACTTGATACCGATTTAAATAGTGTTAGTGCAAGTCACGATACACTTGCAAGTGCTAAAGCAATAAAGGATTATGTAGATGCGAGGGTGCAGTATGCATTGGATAATGCTACGCAGTATTTTGGATAGGAGAAAATATGTTAGTTAGTGACGTTATAGATAGAATTAATACCGCAATAAGCGACGAAGACAGCACAAAAGCGACGAGTAGCTTATTCAGCAATAAAAGAAAAGTTAGTCAGCTTAAAAATGCATTAGATGTATACGCAAGTACCACAAAAGGCATAGAGGATATATTTAGCACACCTGTTAATACGTCAAACCGAGTAGTTACAGGGCCAACAGATGCCATACGATCAGAGGCTTATAGATTAGCTTACATATGGCGTGATGGGCGTAAAAATGCAATGAGCTTTAAGGATTTGAATTACGTAACAACTGAATTTCCATATAATACTTACGCAGGAATCCCACGTTTTTTTAATGTTTGGAATAACGAAATTACAATATACCCAGACAATAACAATTCAGCACAGACAACCACGCTTAATGGTGCAATTAGTGATAGTGCTACAACAATCACAGTAAATTCAACAAATAGTTTTCCTGATTTAAATGGACGTATAACAATAAATAACGAAAAGATACGCTATACAGCTAAAACAGCAACAACATTTACCGGATGCACTAGAGGCATTGAAGGAACAACAGCAGCAGGTCATAGTGATGCCGATACAGTAACACATAATAATTTTGTTTTACATTATAGAAAAAAGCATTTCGAAATTAGTGTTGATGCAAACGATGTTATATCACCTACCGATTTAGCTAAAGAGATGGAAATTCCAGACGAGCATATAGAGCCTATAATTGATCTAGTGGCTTATCGATTACTAATATTAATTGATGACTACAATCGAGCAGATAGATACAAAATTGATGCCTCAGCCTTTTATCGACAAGCGAAGAATGACATTGAAGCCGGCTATGGCGATGTAATGAAAGCAGGAATGATTGGTCAGCCTTATGATTGGGAAGTTGACAATATAGGGAGTACAATTTGAGCTTTGTAGTAGAATCGTACCAAAGTAAAGGGCTTCGGGATGATAAGGGGCGCAAGTTTGTGTCACCTGATTATTTCTACAATATTGAGAATATGAACTATGACAACATTATAGGGTGCCAAAGAATCAAAGCACCTAGCGTTGAATATAACGTTGGAAGCAATCAAATTGATGGAGGCTTTGATTTTAGGTACATTGACTCAGTAGGGCAATTCAAGAGTGAAAAAATAATTGTTCAAGGCGGTTCAATCGTCAAAAACTTTTTAACTTCGCCAAGCACTGTTTATACAGGATTAACAGCTGGTAAAAAATGCACGTTCGGAATACTTAACGATAAGCTATTTATATCAAATGGGTTTGATTATCCATTGGTTTATGACGGTACATATGTTAAAGAAATGGGCGCACCAACAGCCAAAGACTTGCTTGTCGCAGGTGGATTAACAGGATCTTACTATTATGCGATGACATATGTTATTGATGGTGTTGAAATTATACTTGGCACTATTAGCAATACAATTACCGTATCAAGCAAAAGCATTGATCTTGATTTGCCCGTTGGGATTGCTACATGCACAGCACGTAAAATATACCGTACAGAGGCAGGCGGAAGCACATTAAAGCTACTAACAACCATTAACGATAACACCACCACAACTTATCAAGACAATACAGGGGATGGATCATTGGGGGCAAATATTCCGAGTACAAATAGTTCCTGCCCAACACCCCAATTTATCACCGTTAAAGATGAAAAAATTATAGGTGCAGTTAATGCCAATAGACCAAATTACTTGTATGTCACAGAGTTTGAAGTAGAAGTGTTCTTTAATACGTCAGGCGTATATGATGTATCGGGGGTAGGGAATGATAATTCACCATTAACAGGATTAATTGAAGATTATAATCAAATCGTGGTTTTTTCAGAAAACCATATATATTTAGCCGATACATCAGGGCTTACAGCAAGTGTAAAACAAACAACATCAAATGTTGGATGCATTGACGGATTTAGCATTGCTAGAATACCAGAGAATGACATATTGCAAGGTGGAATTATGTTTGTTTCTAACTTGTATGATGTCCGTATTTTTAGCGGTAACATCGCTACTAATCTAGCCACAAGTTTTGACAATTTAACAACAAATAATTTTTCTAGCGCAATAAATAAAGATAGTTTAAAAAATCAATTAAAAGATAACCCATTAGAAGCAGCATTTTTTGATTATAAATATCATTTGATCGCTGAAACGTTTATGTATGTCTACGATATACGTATATCAGGATGGACGAAGTATTTCATTAAAACGACAAGTTACACCCCTACTTATTGGCGGTTTTTTCAGATCGACCAAACTCTCTATATTACACAAAAAAATGCAGGTATCGTTGAACAGATGTATAATGCTTTAACTTATCGAGGCGAAGAATTAACAGCGTTTTTCGAGACCCCAGAAATAGCGGTGGGAACAGAACAAAAATTTTATAAAAATTTATATGTGTATTATGACAAGTCAGGAAGTAATACTTTAACAGCAACTGCAACAATAGACAGCACAAAAACAGTAACTGCCACCATCACTTATGATGGAGCGTATTATGACTTTGATTATTTCGATGAAGATTATTTTGAGACGACAGAAGACGAAGAAGATTACAAAGTGGTATACATAAATAAATACGCAAATTGGATGCGTTTTAAAATAAGCACACAAACACAAGCCATTATTAAAGGATGGAAATTGGAAGGGCGTATAATTCAATGAATGTGGAGTATGTAACTAATAATGATATTGCTGAAATTGTTAGCTTCGGTGAACAATGTTTTAGAAATATGAAACTCGATACATTAGGATTAAATTATTGTAAAAAAAGCCATACTCAAAACATGAAAAGGTATATTAATACAGATACTTATGTAACTATTAAATGCATGAAAGATCAGTCTATCATTGGTTTTTTAGCAGCTTATGCATCACCACAGATATTTAATAATGATCGTGGAATCATGAATGTTTTTACAATACAGGCCAAACCCGGACTGCCAAGCATAACCAAAGGACGTGTTGTAAATGCATTTAGGGTATTTATTGAAGATATATGTAAAAAAGTAGGAATACAATTAATTAATTTTCAGGCAATAATTAGTAATGATTTATCAAAATATTTAGAAAAACATAACTATAAAAAAGGCGATATTTTGTTATATAAGGAGGTAATTTAGTATGGGAGCATTAGCACCAATAGGTATGGAGATCGGCAAACAGGCAGCGTTAGGCGTTGGATCGTCAATGTTAGCCAGTGAAGCAAATAAGGCACTTGGACAAACGCAAAAATCAGGTATACAAGCTAGTCAAATATCCCCAGCCATGAGCAGCTATTTAGGTAAATCTTTAGCGCAACTTGAAGAAGAAAAGAGACGTAAACAAATGTTAGATAGTAGAAGTTTAAATTATAATCCTAATAAATTTGGAGGGTATGCATAATGGGTGGTAAATCAGAAGAAAGAAAAATAAGTGAATCACAACTTGCGGCACAAAAAGAAATGGCAGATGTACAACTAGCGCAACAACTTGCACAGTTAAGAGGTCAACAGCTAGGCCAAGAAGAAGCACTTCAAAGAGCGCAAGATATTTATGGTCAAGCCAGTGGCCGATTTGGAACATTGCAACAGGCGGATATACCAGAGCTTACAGGAACGCCAGAAGCTATTACACGATTGCAAGGCTTAATACGTGAAAGAGCTTTACCAGAGCAACAACAAGCATTGAGCAGAACTAAACTAGCGCAACAACAGGCAGGAGTTAGAGGCCTAGAAGCTGCATTAATGGCGCAACAACAAGCTACCAGAATGGGAACTGATTTAGCGAGAGCAGCGGAAGAA